CCAGGCAAGGCGAGCCTGAAGATTTACGGCGGCCGTATGAACGCCAGAAAAATGCAGGATCTGCCGATTGCGCCGGGTGACTTCATATCGCCGGCGCAACGCGAGCAGTTGAGGCTGTACTGCCTGAATGATCTGGACACGACTGAGCTTCTGTATCGGCGGCTTGAGCCGCAGATCAGGTTACGTGAGCAGATCGGCAAGCAGTATGGCGACATTGATCTGCGTTCGAAGTCTGACGCGCAGATCGCCGAGACGATCATCAAGCATGAGCTTGAGGCGTTGACGGGGAAGACCTACAAGCCTCGCAAGGTCGAGGTCGGGCATGTTTGCAGGTACGTCGATCCAAAGATCGTCAGCTTCAGGACGCCAGAATTACAGGACATTTTCAAGCGGATCCTGAAGACGGGCTTTCCTGTCGGCGTCAACGGCTCCGTGCAAATGCCGGACTGGTTGCAGCAGACGCGGATCAGGATCGGAGCGGCCGAGTTCCAGATGGGCATAGGCGGTCTGCACTCGTGTGAGAAGATGCAGAGCATTGTCGTCGGGAAGGATCAGACGCTGAGCGACTATGACGTCGCGTCGTATTATCCGAGCATTATTCTAAAGCTGAAGTTGTCGCCAGAAAGCATGGGCGAGGACTTTTTGCGCGTATATCAGAGCATCGTGACGCGCAGGCTTGCGGCGAAGAAGAGCGGTAACAAGATCGAGGCGGAGACACTCAAGATTGTCGTCAACGGATCTTTCGGCAAATTGGGAAGCATGTACAGCTCGCTGTACGCGCCCGAGTTGCTGATCCAGACGACCATCACAGGGCAGTTATGCTTGCTCATGTTGATTGAGAGGCTGCACGCGATTGGTGCGAGGATTATGAGCGCCAACACGGACGGCATAGTCGTCTTGTCTCATAATGTGAGCGCCGACACGATTGATCAGATCACGTTTGACTGGATGCTCGACACGTCGTTCGAGTTGGAGCGGGCGGACTATCGGTCGATCCACTCGCGTGACGTGAACAATTACATTGCCGTGAAGCTCGACGGAAAGACCAAGCGCAAGGGCGCGTTCTCTGAGCCGACACTGGCGAAGAACCCGGAGTTCGGCGTGGTGACGGACGCACTGTCCGAGTACCTGAGCAAGGGCACGCCGATCAAAGAGGCAATCATGAGATGCAGGGACGTGTCCAAGTTTGTCATGGTGCGCAGGGTGGACGGCGGCGCAGCCTGGCGTGATGAGTTTCTGGGCAAGGCTGTTCGGTTCTATTATTCCATCCACGTCCGCTCGGACGAGCATATTCAGTACGCGCGCAACACCAACAAGGTTCCGAAATCGGACGGGTCGAGGCCGCTGATGACATTGCCTGAAAAATTCCCCGACGACATTGACTATGCGCGGTACATCGGTATGGCGCATGACGCCCTGCGCGATCTGGGGGTCGTCCATGCGTGAGAAGACCATCGAAGCCGCGCTGGTCAAGCGCGTCGAGGCGCTGGGGGGCATGTGCGAGAAGTTCGTCAGCCCCGGCAGGCGCAGCGTTCCCGATCGTCTTGTGACGCTGCCAGGCAATCGCATCGTCTTTGTAGAAGTGAAAGCGACAGGCAAAGGTCCAACTGAGTTGCAGGCGCGCGATCACAAACGGCGCAAGGCCTTGGGTTGCGAGGTGTACGTTATCAACGATATTGAAGATGCGAGCAACTTCAAATGAAGAAAGCCACCAAGAAGTCGCGAATTGAAGCGGCGCGCCGCATCATTGATCGTAATATCACCTTTATCCCCTTCTCGGACGAAGATCTCGCCGAATTTTCAGTCGCCTGCGGGGTCACGATTGAAGGAGCCGAGCGTCGACCTAATCCAAAGTTCCCGCAAGATTCCCGCCATTTGTATATGAAAATGAATGGTGGAGACTGGAAGGCGATCTCTTGGAAGAAGCTGATTGTGGGGTGGGACCAACATACAAGCGTTAAAAAAGTTATGCGCGAAGCCATCTCGATTGATATGTGGAACTTCAAGAAGGGTTTGGAACTCATCTGCGAACGCTGCGGATCGGTCGAGCATCCATCAGTGGATCACATTGATCCGCCTTTCGACTGGATTGCGGAACAGTTTATTGAGGCCAACGGCGTGCCCATGATTGATGACGCCGCAGACGGCGTAGGCAACGTCTTCATTGACTATGCAATCAAAATGTCGTGGGTCGAGTTTCACATGATCCACGCAAAATATCAAATCCTTTGCCGGTCTTGTAATGCGTCAAAAGGAAAACGCTAGATGCTTTCTCGTGAGCACATGCACGCCTACCAGGAAAGATGCGTTGCGTTCATCAAGGATAAACGCCGTTGCGGGCTCTTCCTCGACATGGGACTCGGGAAGAGCGTCTCAACATTGACTGCGGCCCTCGATCTGCTGGAAGAGTTCTCGGTCAGGCGCGTTCTGGTGATAGCCCCGCTACGTGTCGCCAATTCGGTTTGGGCGCAGGAGATCAAGAAGTGGAGGCACCTGTCTGGACTGCGCGTGTCGGTCTGCACGGGCAATGAGAAACAGAGACTGACCGCGTTGCATAAAGACGCGGACGTGTTCGTCATCAATCGTGAAAACATCATGTGGCTCGTCGAGAAGAAGCGGACCAAGTGGCCGTTTGATATGGTGGTGATTGACGAGTCGAGCAGTTTCAAAAACAGCAGCACCAAACGCTTCAAGGCGATCCGCAAGATCCTGCCCGGCACTGAGTACATGGTGTTGCTGACTGGCACGCCGTCACCCAACAGCCTCCTCGACATCTGGTCGCAGATGTACATGATTGACTTCGGCAAGGCGCTGGGGCGCACGATGACGGGCTACAAGCAAAGGTTCTTTGAACAGGACTACATGGGCTACAATTGGACGCTGAAAGATGGGGCGGAGAAGGCGATCCATTCCTTGATTGAGCCAAGCGTCATTCACATGAGCGCCGAAGATTACCTTGATGTGCCAAACAGGATCGACCTGACAGAGCGTGTCGTACTGGAGCCGTCTGTCATGGCGCAATACAAGAAGTTCGAAAAGACGTTGTTGTTGGAGCTGGAGAACGGCGACGAGGTCGAGGCCATGTCTGCGGCAGTTCTGGCTAACAAGCTCCTGCAAACGGCGAATGGCAGCGCCTACACGGATAAGAACGGCGCATGGACGCCGATCCACAGCGAGAAGCTCGACGCACTGGCTGAGATCATCGAGGACAATCCGAACGAAAACATTCTGGTGGCGTACAATTATCGCTTCGATCTTGAACGGTTACAGGAAAAGTTCAAGACGGCCGTTTTACTCGACAAGAAACAGGACACGATTGACCGTTGGAACAATGGCCAGATTAAACTGATGCTGGCTCACCCTGCATCCGCCGGCCACGGCCTGAACCTCCAAAATGGTGGCTCAATGATCGTGTGGTTTGGGCTTACGTGGTCGCTCGAATACTATCAACAATTCAACGCTCGCCTGCACAGGCAAGGTCAACTCAAACCTGTCCGCGTCGTGCATATCGTGTCGGCCGACACGATCGACGAGCGCGTCCTGCAAGTGCTGACAATGAAAGATGCCACGCAGAAGAACCTGCTGGCCGCCCTGAAGCCTTGACAAAATGTCTAGTGCGGTTTAACTTTTTGTGAAACAGGAGATATTAATGAACTGGGACCGAGTGATTGAGATCGCGCAGGACAAGCTGGGCGTGGACTATTACACTGCTCACCAGTGGAAGCACCGCAACACGATCCCGCACCGGCACAGGTTTGCTTTGGTGCGGGCGTCACGGGGCGAGATCACGCACGAGCAGATGGAGAAGCTTACGCCGAAGGTGCGTAATGGGAAAGCGTAGTGACTTCACTCGCAAGAAGCATGACTTTTACCGCACACCGAAGTCGTGCGTAGATGTCTTGCTGCCGCACCTTCCGCGTCACGGTACATTCTGCGAGCCGTGCGCTGGCGATGGTGCGCTGGTCCGTCATTTGGCGTCAAAACACAAATGCGTATCGGCATTTGATATTGCGCCGCAGACGGATGATATTCGTGAAGGCGATGCCTCGTTCATTACTGAGGATGATCTCAATGGCGCTGACATGATCATCACGAACCCGCCGTGGGATCGAGCGCCGCTGCACCAGATCATTGAGCGGTGCGCCATCCTGCGCCCGACGTGGCTGCTATTCGACGCAGACTGGGTGCACACCAAGCAAGCGCGCCACTCGCTGCAATTGTGCGTCATGATTATATCGGTGGGACGAGTCCAATGGATCGAGGGCAGCGGGATGTCCGGCAAAGACAATTGCTGCTGGTATTTGTTCAACGCGACGGATTCCAGGCGCGGGAACCCGACCTTCAAATGGCGGACTTGACAACCCGTCAAATTGAGTCCATTCTGTTCACCATACGCAAACAGGAGATCGCAAATGGCCAGACTGCTTGAAGCCTTCCGGAAGAACCCGACGCCGGCCAATCATGTCCGGCTGCAGTCCTACATCAACAAGCACCCGATGGCTGTTTGCTTGGTCGCACCGGACGATATCCAGTTTCTGTATGCTAACGGATTCAAGCTCTGAGGGAGATGGGAAAATGCTAGAAGCAAAGATCGACAAGATGAAGCCCGATTTTCATGACTGGAACTATAACCTTTCATCGCTAGAAAAATCATTACACAAAGTCTGTGCAGACACAATGCGTATGGCGCTGACTGAATATCCGCCGATCGTCAATATGGCTTTCTCGGTTCGTAGATCAAAAGCAAAATCAGACCCATTTCTTATGGAATTTGCGCTCCCCATGGGGGAAGATTGGTGTTTGCCGGGAGTCCAATATTCATTCAATTTCATGGACGTTTTGATGCATGAGATAGAGTGGTGGGTAAAAGACCGGGAAAGTGTTGAGCCCATGAAAAAAATTGCGGCAAAATTAGAAGATGCCGCGCAAAAGATTCGGGAAATGATCGCAAATGGAAAGACGCCAGAATGAGCTACATCATCACAATCTATCCCGTCTACGAGTACAACGACGGCATCGAAGATCTTGAGGCCGAGCCCAAGCTGACCGTATGGTTCGGCATGGGCGACAATGGGCCGCAGGTCGAGGACGTCGAGATTACCGACGCTGACGGCTCGCCTATCAGGCCCACGGAGGCCATGCGGCTTGCGCTGGACGAGCAGGAAAATGACGCCGACCAGTTCGTCGCGGCTGCTAAAGAGCAGGGGTGGAGGGGGCCGTCCTATGACTAACGCCATCCCGATCGCCATCATCCTGCTAGCCGCCGCCGTGACGTATGCGTTTTTCGCGGCGATCTTCATCGGCTTTGTGCTGGTCGTGTTTGAGTTCATCCGCGATTATTATTGGTTCGTTCTTGGCTGCGTGGCGGCGCTGGTTATATGGAGGATGATGTGATCACCCGTTACGTCCACCACGACCCACGCACTACTGAAAGCCCCGGCGCTGGCTTCCCGAGCTATGAGGATTTGGTCGCGGAGAATGCGCGGCTGCATAGGGTTAATCAAGCCTTGCGGCAGCGTGTCTCAAATCAAGAAGAGTGGCTACGCAGATTAAATGAATCGCTGGAGATGTCTGCGCAATATCACTGTGAATGGAAGCCGATCGAATGCGCACCAAAGGACCGACGCATTCTTGGTCTGAACAAAACGGGAAATATTGATATGATTGTTTGGGGTGAGTTCAAGGGAGTTCCTGCGTGGCTGGTGTCGCCAGGGCGGGGGAAACGTATTCCAACTCATTGGGCCGCTCTGCCAGATTGCGCCGCCCTCAATGGAGAAAAGCCATGAGCGAAATTCTGGACGAACTACGGAGCGGCGGCCCTTGCTCTGGTGATATCGCTTGTGCTGCAGATGTTTGCAAGGAGGCAGCAGGCCGCATCGAAGAACTGGAGTCCGCCCTCAAAGACGTCGAGGACTACCTCGCCGGCATCGCCGATTGCGACATGGATCAGGACGGCTACGTGCCAAACCCGGAGATGAAGCTGCTCATGCAAGTGCGGGCGGCATTGTACGGAAAGGATGCGCCATGACCCAGAACCCCATCAACCTCATCAAGACCGAGAACGACATCTGGCACGTTGAATATTTCGGCAAGATCGTCGGGTGGATCCAGAAGGTCCAACGCAAGGTTGGCCACGGGCAGGCATATCATTGCCTGACGGCCGGCGGCGACATCACCTACACCGACAGCCTAAGAGCCGCGAAGGATTGGATTGTGGGGCAGGTGAAATGACAGCCTTCTACAACGAGATTGACGGGGCTTGTGTGGCTGTCCTGAAAGAACAGATCGCACATAACGTCATAGCGCCTGGTATTGTAGAAAGCCGTTCGATCAAGGATATTAACCCAGATGACATCAAACACTACACACAAGCCCACTTCTTTGCAGGCGGCGGTTTCTGGTCAGTCGCAGCCCGCCTCGCCGGATGGCCTGACGACAGACCTCTTTGGTCCGCGTCCTGTCCGTGCCAGCCGTTCTCGCAAGCAGGCAAAGGGGCCGGAACTGCTGATGAACGGCACCTGTGGCCCGACTTATTTCGATTGGTCCGGGCCGTTCGACCTCGAGTCCTCGTTGGGGAACAGGTTAGCGGAGCGGCTGGCTATGGTTGGCTCGACGGAGTCCGCGCTGATCTGGCGTCGGAAGGCTACACCTGCTGGGCATACGATATTCCGGCTTGCGCCATCGACGCGCCCCATATTCGAAACCGGCTCTACTGGTGCGCCGTGGCCGAGCCCGACGTCATCAGTGGGCGGTCCGGAGCCGGACGGATCGACGGGGCGCAAACTAGCGACGCACATGGTCCGCACGAGGTGGCCGACGCCGAACTGCCCGGCAGGCGGTCGAACGATGACGTTCGAGGAAGCGGTGACGCAGCGCAAGCGGACCGACGGATCGAAGGCGCAGTTGAATCTGGAAAACGCGATGCTGCATCTGGCGAACTGGTCGACACCCCGAGCCTCGGACGGGGAGAAGGGCGGCCCGAACCAGAGTTTCGGAGCGGGCGGGACGCCGCTGCCGTCGCAGATGCACCGGGCGACGTGGGCTACTCCGGAAGCAAGCGACGTGCGCAAGCATTCGGAAGTTCCGGCGACCGTGCTTCGGCGCATAGCCAAAGGGCAGCAGATTGCACTGAACGCATACGTTTCCTTGACCGCGCACATGAACCTAGCGACGTGGCCGACGCCGACGGTTCAGGATTCGTCGAGGGGCAACGGGACTATTCGGCCGCACGATACGGGAATTCCCTTGGTGCAACGTATGGCGGCAACGGCGGCTTTTTCTGGTCCGACGCCGAATGGATCATCTGCCACGATGGAAAAGCGCGGCGCACCAAATCCAGGTTTTGCGATGTGGCTGATGGGGTTTCCAGACCGCTGGGTGGCTGTGACGACCTTGGCACTATTACGCCGGAAGAAAAAGAAGCCGTCACAAAAGTCCTAGGCCCCGATCTGCTTGTCGACGCACTCCCAGGCCGTGTTGATCTTTGGCGTATAGCCGGGAACGCCATCGTGCCAGTCCTCGCGGCAGAAGTCCTCAAAGCCCTGATGGAAACGCTTGACACCCCGTCAATATGACCTATAATCCCATGACTACCGCAAACAGGAGACAGCAAATGACCGATTCCCTCGACAACATGCACCTCGCCGACCGCTACGCCACCCTGAAGGCCCGCGCCGACGAGATTGACGCGCTGCTGAAGAAGGCGCGGGAGGAGATCCTTGCGACCGGGCTCGACATCATTAAGGGCGACCTCGCCGTGATCAAGGTGTCGCTGTCCGAGTCTACGACGCTCGACACCAAGGAAGTCCGCAAAATCTTGTCGCAGGAGCAGATCGCTGCCTGCAGCAAGACCGGCCTGCGCACCACTGTCACCGTCAAGCCAAGATGTGGGGGGTGAGATGACACCGAACAAAGCTCTAGCGATTATCGCCCTCTTATGGGCGACATCGGCATCAATCGCTATCGCCATCCACGCCGACCCTATGTTGGTCGACGCTGCCGCTCTCGTCTCGATCGCGTTCGGCTCGATCCACTGGCCGGAGGATTGATATGGGTGGTCTAACAACAATCGCGCGTGTTACATCATCAAGTGGAGATGGAAATGACCGAAGACGAAGCCAAGACCAAGTGGTGCCCGATGGTGCGGTCGTCAGATTTGGAAAAAGATGTTGATAATTGTTATATTAAAGACCGCAATCCAACATATTCTAGATGCATCGCCAGCGACTGCATGATGTGGCGGCTGTCTGCACGACACTACCTTGATGACGTGCCGCCTAAGTCGCCAATTCAGGGTTATTGCGGTCTTGCAGGAACTGCGGGAACTGCAAAATGAAAACCGCCTTCTGGGTTTACATTTTCACGCTCGTGCTAAACCCGATCCTGCTGGGGCCGGTTGTGTTGCTGCTGGTATGGGGCGGCATAAAACTTTACAGGAGGTTTAGATGACTAAATTTAAGCGTGTCTTCGTAAGCAATCCGAATTTTCGCTTTGGCACGCAGCACTTGCTGACACTGGCGGACCAGATCGTCTACCTGTGTGACAGCCCGGTCTTTGACGACATGATTGACGACCCGGACGCGATCGACAAGTTCGAGACGTCGGTGATGGACAAGCTGCGCGACTTCAATCCGCGCACAGATGTTCTAGCGTTTTACGGTGACGTCATACTTCTATGTATGGCGCTGTGGGAGATTGCGCAAATGGAACTCGACTGTCCCGTGTCGATCGCCAGGTGGAGTGCGAAGGCCGAGCGGTATCTTGTGAAGCAACTGGAGGTGTAAAATGGACGAAATCGAAATCGCAGAACAGCCAGACCTGATCCTCTGCACCATGGCGAACCATGGCCAAACGATCAATGCACTCACGGAGGAAGGCAAGATCGAGCCCGTGAACTTCTGCGTCAATGGCGTCTGGCATACGGCGAACTCACTCTGGGCGGCGACGCACTGGCTGCTGCTCGAGGGCCACTACGAGAAGAAGAGCCACATTGTGTGGCAATTGGAGAACTGAACATGGATCATCGTGATTACATCGAAAAAGCCAAGGGCATGCTCGTCGAGCGCGGCGCGGCGTACGGCGGCGTTGAAGAGTCGTTCACCCGAGCTGCAGCTATCTCGACGCTGAAGCTCAATATGCAGATCACGCCCTACATCATCGCGACGATCATGGAGTCGGTGAAGGATGCGCGCCTGGCGGTGAATACAACGCATGTCGACAGCCACATAGACGGAATCAACTATCGCGCCTTCCGCGCCGAGTTCGCGCCCAAGGACGCGCCGGCGCAGTCTGTCGATCAGATCTACGAAGGCGTGAAGGAGATGGCTGCCAAGCTGGCTCCTGCTATGCTGGCGAAAACAGAGTGAGATACGCCGATGACGTATTGGCGATATGAAGAAACCTATTATGCGAGACTCCCTCACGAAAGTCGTATTGTTTGTGCGGGCTCCGCAAGCGAGGTCTTTATATTAAAAGGATATATAAAATGCACTCCGTGGATATCAGACGGTGTTGGCGCTTCCCCACTTGAACTTGTCATGCGTGAACTGTTAGCCGTTAGAAGAAAAGAAACAGGAAATACAACTGAAGCATCCATTGATGAACGCATGGAAGATATTGAGGGAATAGAGTGGTTAGAAGACAGAGTTGTCTTTTATGTACATGATTGGATAAACTATGGAGGCAGAAAAAGGGGACCACCTATACCGTCCGGGTATTTTATTACATATCCGCACACAACAGTTGGTGAATGTATGGCATGCGGAGCGCCATGCGACGTTTATGTCGGTTGTTGCAGCAGATGCAAGCCAATACTCATCGAAATAATGAAGGAGGTAAAACAAAATGTAGAAATAATTGAGGATATCAAAGCGTCTGAAAAAATAATATCAGAATTTAAGGGGAAGTTAAATGAAAGATACAGGCCAGCTAAGAGCAAAACTACTCGCGCTCTGGTCAAAGTATGACAAGGGCGACATCGACGCGGCGGAGGCAAAGACGCACATCGCGTTTGCCAGGGCCACGCTCGACACACTAAAGGTTGAGATCGCGGCAGCCCATCTAAGCGCAGGCGTTATCCCGGCCGTCGCGATGTCGTCGCCTGTTGGGCTACAGGCCAAGGGGAAGCGTATCCAGTGACGCTCTTCCGACATAAACAAGAAACCCGCGCGCAACGCATCAGGCGCGCGGGACAGCGCCAGTACCTGACATTCATGTACTGGCATGGGGGACTCGCAGCGGCGATAGGAATGTAAAATGAAAATGAAGCACTACAAACCAAGCGGGAACGTAGATCTTACAAATTGGGAGTTAGGACCGGACCCCCGTTTTTATAAACATTTTGAGAAGATTGTTAGTAAAATAGAGAAATCAATTAAGAAAATTGAAAAAGATTTGGAGGCAGCGCAAGCGTGGAACTTCCAAGATAAACTCATGGTAGACATATCGGAGGCCGTCGATTACGCCATCAAGGCTGACATTGATTTTGATATAATTTTCGGAGAAGACAACGAATTGTTTGTGATAGTTAACCTTCCTATAGGCAAAGATTATGTCGAATTTAGAGGGTCAATATCGGACTGGTTAAAAAATGTAATTTCAACGTATGACGACGAGGATGGAATACAGTTAATGCAAGAATACGCAAACGCGCTTAGAAAGTTGGCCAACAAAATAGACAAAATAGCCAAGCAATAACATCGAAAGAGGAACGACCATGTACCTTGATGATCTGCACGCTCACTACAAAGACGTCCGGCAGCGCATCGTCAACGCTGTCCCAGCGCCGCCAAAGGCGACCCCACAGATCATCCACCGACCTGTGCCGGGCCGTGAAGAGCCAGTGCTGATGACGCCGCGGCACATGATGATCAAGAAACTCAAAGCCATCCTGGCGCAATATGATGTGACGTGGGAGGATGCGTTCTCCCACAGCAAGAGGGCGCGCTACATCTTGCCCAAGTGTCACGTCTGGCACGAGATGGTGAAACTGGGCTGGTCTTATAATCAGATCGCCAAGTTCTGCCGGCCCATAGACCCATACAATCATTCAACAATCTTGCATGGCGTGAAGCAGTATCGTATACTGACGGGAGACGTGGAATGAGCAAATGGCGTCCAATCGAAACAGCGCCTATTTTAGAAGAAATTTTGCTTTTTAGTCCAAGGTATGGAGTTTTCGTTTCACAGACACACATTCGACCTTTTTGGTTAGCATGTCGCGACAAAGATTTTGAAATTACATCGGAGTGGGTAAAACCAACCCACTGGATGCCGATTCCTACCCCGCCTGATTTGCCACCTGTTGCATAGTCAGGCATAATCCTCACCCCTCTATGGAGAATGACCACGCGGACCCGCAAGCCGATCCACACAGGAGATCAGAATGAAACGCGCCATCATCGCCTCGATTATTTCCGCCATCATCGCCTCGTCGCTCTCATCCGTCGCATTCGACGATGAGGGGAACGCTAGTTATTGGAACCGCGAGCGGAAGAACGCCCCCATCATGCAGACGTCTCCACAGCCCTATGGGACTCTCAATGCCAGCAGGGCGGCTGTGGCGCAGCAGATCGCAGATGGAGCTCGATCCAAGCTGGGTGACCAGTGGGTCGCCAGCGCACTCAGGATCGGCAAGATTGAGTCTGGGTACACATGCAACATTAAAGGTCCAAAGACACGCCACGGGCGCGCTGTAGGGCCGATGCAAGTGCTTGTGCCGAGCGCCGAAAGCCTGGGAATCAGCGCGTGGGAACTAAACTCGTCCTGCTCCGCACAGATCGAGGCTGGCTTGCGCCACATGGAGCGATGTGTGAAGCTTGGGGCTAAGACTGAAGCTCAGATGTCAAGCTGTCATGTTTCTGGGAGCCCATTTAAGCGAAATCTAGTGCGCAAGGCAGAGCGTTACCGCCAGCAATACATCCGCATGGCCGCGAATGCGAAGATCCCGAACTGGATCGGCACACTGCATTATTGGTGATCAGAACGGAACTTCCCACAAATCGCCAGCGTTGATCGCTCTGTCAACGCGGTCTAGTTCAAGCCGCAACGCAAACGCTCTATCGTCATCGCCCGACCATTCGGCGTCCGCCAGTTGCGTTTGCAGCGCACGAAGGTAGTCGTTGATCGGGATTGGTTCTGCGGGCATCTAGGTCTCCGTTTTTTGATACCTACGAGAACAAATATTTCAGTACCGCAGCGATGAAAGCGATCGTCGCGATGAACTTTGCCGCGCCCATAACCATCCGTATCCTCGCACGGACGATCGCAGCCTCAACCCAAAGCTCACCATACGTCTTCCCGAACTGGCCCACGCTGCCCTCCTTAGATGATTCCGGCGCGCTGCCACCATAGGCGGCGCTCCATGCGTTTTAGGGAATACTCGTGCATTATCATGTCATTCCGATCCAAAAGTTTTTGGATCACGCGAAGGCGACGACGTTCGCGGCTATTAAGCCCCACACCTTCCCATTTCTTCATTAGTAACCTGCTCCGCTCTTGGAAAAGATCAACGCGAAAAAGATCAGCCGCGCCGCAAGAAAACCAACTGAGTGTGCGAGGTTCGGACAAAACGGCTCCTTCACAATTCGGTTTCGATTTGTTTCGCCTTGGCGCGTGCAAGCCTTCTGGCCGCACGGTTCTGGTAGCGGCGGCGCGTGGCGCGAAGGTGATCGACCTGTTTTAACCAAACGCCAATCTGCTCATCGACCAGTAGAAGAAAATTGGCTTCGTCAGGTGTCAGCGCATTGCGCCAGTCAGGTGCTTTTGTCATCATTGTGTGATGATAGCAGTTGACAGGTAGGGCGTCAATGTGCCATTTTGTGATTGTGAGCGCCCCAGCCACTAAGCTAGGTGTGGGTATCTGTGAACCACACTTTTGAAGTACCAGACAAGGGCTGGGAAGAGATAGTTGGCTGATAGCAAAGGTGTCCCGGTTCGATCCCGAGCGTGCCGGGGCGCTTACACTGAGTTCAACAAGGAACGCCCCTCTCAAATAGGAAACTGAAAATGACAATAGCTAGACACCCACCGCACATCATTGACCGAGTTCTACTCCTGCACCGTGAAAGGCTGTCATCATCAGTCATCGGCGCAGACGTCGGCCTGTCCCGCAACGCCATCATCGGGATCATTCACCGACAAAGGAAAAATGCCGGCATCGCATGGGAGGGGCCACCTGTCATGACCAAGAACGTGCCGCGCGGGCCTAAAGCGCCGACTGTCGAGCGGCTGCTCGCAAAGAAGCTGCCGCCCAAAAGCACAAGGGGTCGCATTACGGGACTAAACATCGCCTCAGACCGCTTTGACACGCGCCCCGAGCCGATTGACATTCCGTCGCTGCATGAGTGGAAGCAGCCAGACTACACGCCGGCAGGGCCAGAATCAGCGAAACCCGCCAACATCATCGACGTCAAGGAATGTCGAGCCCCAGTCCAAAAACGGGCAGGTGTCCAATTGTTTTGCAACGCAACACGCAAGACTGGCTCATCCTACTGCCCGCACCACCACCGCATGTTCAACTTCGAACCTCGTTCATGGAGCAAAGCGTCATGACGAACTTCCAGATGGCTGTCGCATACTTCTTCGTCACATCGTTCGGGTTCGGGATCCTTTGGGCGATCTTCGGGTTTCTGAACAAGAAGCCGGATGATCATGGCATCAAGGACTGGGAGTGTCCGCGCCTGCCGCGCACGCTTGAGCAGATCGTGCGGGAGGGCAACCATGAAGACTAATACTCAATGATCACCACACCCTGCGCGCCGACGCCCACAGCGCCGCCGCCGCCGCCGTAAATGCCGCCATTCTGGTAGCCGAGGGAGGTGCCGATAAACCCGGCCCCTCCACCGCCCAGATAGCTGCTGCCGCCCGCCCCGTACACGTTTGTGCCGCCAGCCACGCCGCCAGCTCCACCGCCGCCGCCCGCGATGTTCAGGTCGCCATTACTGCCCTGGCCGCCCGGCCCCCCCGCGAAAGGGCCACCAGCTGAGCCACCGGTAGCTGAGCAATAAGAGCCAAATGACGATGTGTTGCCCGCCGCGGCGATGCCGCCGCCAGCGCCGACCGTAATGGCGACTGTGCCCCCCGGCGTGAGCCCTGTAACGGTTCTGATGGCCGTACCGCCCGCTCCGCCGCCGCCGCCGCCAGAGCCACCCGAATTGCCGCCAGCGCCGCCGCCGACCACCGTCACGCGCACGCGCGTCACATTGGCCGGGATGGTCCATGTCGTACTTGAGTTATGGACGACAGTCGTCGGAACCTTCGACGAGGTCGCTGCAGTCGTCTGGACCGTCGAATCAGCAAATGTCAGCGATCCGCCGCCGCCCGTCGCGATTTTTAGCCCGTCGGCTGTCAGGACTCCACCAACCAGCGCCGTACTCTGGAAATACGCCGGCCCGGTCGAACTGATGTTAGGCGTGACGACAGTCGTGCCATCGAAAGTGAAACCGGCATTTCCGGTCAGAGTGCCGGCGCTGTTGTAGATGACTTGTGTCGGAAATCCAGCGGTCGTGGTCTGCGTGTCGGCGTAATGGGTCGTGACGCCGTCGCTATAAATCGACCGCGTCTGACCCTGCGGGATGACAATCCCACCAGACGGCGTCGCCGCGTTGGCAATAGTGATGGTGTAGCTGCCCGTCGTATTGTTGTAGACTACCCAGGTGCCGCCAACGCCGCTGGGAACAGTGTAGATGATGCTGGCGGTTAGCTGGGCGGCAGCGCCGCCGATCGACGTCCCGATCAACAGGCCCATGCTTTGGTACTGCGTCAAGGTCAACGCAATGGTGCCTGACTGGCTTGTCGGGTTGATCACCGCGACTGTGCCGAGCGCCGAGTCGATGAACCCAAAATTGTTGTTGAGCGACGTGTCCCAGCCGCTGGCATTGTTGGCGGGCTGGTTCAGGCCCTTGTTGGTCGTTGTCATGACGTAGCCTCACTGGCTTGTTGGGCGACGCTCAGCGCGTGCGCGACGTGTTCGTCTGGAGTATTCAGGAGCGGCTTTGTCGACTGCTTGCCGACCCTCTTGGCCTGCTCGGACAGCCGAAAGAGCCGCTGCACGCCCTGCTCGTGCGTGAGCTTTGTCTTGACCGAGCCGCCGGCTGCGTGGGCGGGGCGGGGTAGAGTCTCTTGTGGCTTACGCACGTCCGAGCGGGCCGCCATCTTGTACATGGCGTCGCGTATCCATGCGCGAGTGCTTTCGTTTTTCGCAGCATTCGACAACCGTTGCAACGCGCCGGGGGCGTCTGACGTAAGAAGTTCTGCAATCTTCGGGGCTAAACGCGCATCGGTGGCATGCTTTGAATGCACCAACAGACTGGTTATGACAGCAGACCCTAGATATTTTGCAGCAGTAGCTGGGTCGTTTTTAATAGCATTCCAGTTCTGATACACTGACGTTCCAACACCCGCGCCAATCACGCCGGACAACCCGGCGTTTGCATACAACTGAGCGGTCGTATTTGACCCACCCATAACCGCTGTCTTGACGTGATCCATCATGGCTTCGCGCGCGAGATACATCTCGACGTCGCGCGCTGTATTCGTTCCGAGCCCAAGCTCCATCTTCTGACGAATTTGCGGCGTGGCGAACTTCCTGATCAAACTGGCGCTGTCGCCGGTCTTCGACGCGGTGTTTACCAGCGTGCTGGCCATGCCCATGGAGAAGAGGTTCTTCTCCGCAGGATTCATCGCTGCCAAGGCAGTCTTTGCTTTTGAAAAATCATACGAGTTCATGTTTTTCAGGAAATTGACGCCAGCCTCGTGCGCATCTTGCGCATTGAAGAAGGCGGCGGCCCCCTGTCTGACATTCTTGTACTCAGGGACGGCCGTGTCGAGCGTGTCGCGCAGCGTGTCGCGTACCCCCTTGATAGCGTTCCCCTGCTTCCCTGAGCCTGTTCTAAAAGCGGTGTCGACTTTATCGTCCAGCGATTGCTTGACGTTGTCCCAGAACTCGAGGGTAGGCGGACCCTTCGGACCCGGCACCCAATTGCCGTTCACGTCTTGGACAAATGGGTTCACCGGCGCGGGTCGGCCAGCAGCACCCGCCACGTTCTTGCCCAACTTCTCCGCGTCGCCTATGGCGCTCTGCATGGCTGGCGTATCGAGCAGGCCTGACAGCTTCGGATCCCACACGGATTGCGCATGCGGCAGTGTATACAGGTTCTCGTATGCGGGGCCATTCTGCTGGCGCGCCTGCATTTCCAATCCGCTGCGGACAACGCCGGCGTCTGCGTTTGGACCGTACTTGGATGTGATGAAGTCTGAGAACCTGTCCGCCTGAGTGGCCGATCGATCCATCGCTGGACCAGCCAAGATCGCTTTGGCTTCCGGCGACACGTTAGCAACGGACCGAGCCAGCGTTCGTGTATGCTCGCCGCCTGTGTCCGCAAGCATGACGGGCTGATTAGCCGCCTGCGCCGCCGCGATGTCAGCGTCAGACATCCCAGCCGCCTTTGTAGGTAGACCGCGATTTTCCAAATTGCCTTTGGTGGCCGCATCATCGAGAAGCGCGGCGCTCACGGCACGCTCGGCTGGGTCGCGCGACACCAATTGCTTCAGGCCGGGGATATAAGACGCGGCCTTTGACGCGACAGCACCAAGCGCGGACGGGAGGACGGCCACCGGGACGTTAACACCGCCAATGGGGACCGTTTGCGTTGCGCCCTCCTTGGCCCCCTGAAGAGCGTTCTGGACCTGCTCGCCCCATGTGTCGCCTTGCTCTGCGCTCTTAGCGCCGGAATAGAGCGCCCCGACCCCACCGACGCCTGCAACGTCTCCCACAACCTTTGCGGCGCGGGATGCAAAACCAGACCCTATTGGGGTCTTTTCTATAAGAGACGCGGCAAAAGGACCAAGCTTGGACGCGCCAAATGTAGGGGAGACGGGGATTGTCGACAATTCTCCGACTGTAGTCGCAATAGGGTGTGCCGCTACTGTCGCGGCGCGATCAGCGGCGATGTTTTTTGATATGTCTTCATAGCGTTCCCCCCATGTTTTTTTTGTGCTTGTCTCTGGCCCCGCATTTAGCGTAGCACCAAGAGCCGCCCCAGCCTGATCCATCCCCCACGAAACTAGTGGAACATTAGAGCCTGGATCCGCAGCACGGAGTGCGCGCAAATATGGCGCGGCCGAACCAGCCCACGAAAATCGTTCGGCCTCATTTTTAGTCGCGGTAGCTGCCCTGTTCTGATCTTCTGCCTGTTGGGCTGACACCTTCGCAGGTTGTTCTTCAGCATTAGGCTGCGCCGTCGAGAAAGGCTTGAGATCGCTGAATCCCGACTGGTCTTCCTGCGCTGGCTTCTCCGCTTGGAATGGTTTGAAGTCCGAGAAGGCGGCCATATCAGATCCTTCCCGTGATGATATCGGCAATGCGGGGTGGGTAGCCGCCCTCTTTCAACTTGTTCCTGATCTGGTCATACAAATATTTTCCAGACGTCATATCGGCATACGATTTTGGGGACTTAGAGATAAGTTGCTCCAGTCCTGCTTGAAGCTTGTCGTACTTTTCTTGCGGATTATCCGCCGCAAACGCGCCCTGCGCTCGGATGAACCCACTATTTCCAGCGGCGTCCTTATACTGGATCATGTGCTTTTCGCGATCTCTGGCGCGTACTTGGTCGGTCATGAGTTGCGACACAATTTTAGCTGACGCCGCTGGATCCATTTCCGCATTCGGGTTGGCCGACTTCAATGCGTCCAGAGCCGAGAAGGATCGTTGGTCACCACCGGCCGCCTGCATCGCGCCCTGCAGAATATTAACCTTATCAATTATTTGCTTATCCGCCGCCAAATCACCAAACCGTAACGGGATCAGATTTCCGTCCTTATCTTTGGTTGTGGCCCCAAATCCATTAGCCATCGTGTTTAAGGCGTTGACAAGGTTTGCCCTCGCGCTCGCCTGCGCCCCAGCGACGTTAATTCCCGTTCCGGTATTGATTTTAGCCAGAGAATTCGCTAAATCGCGAGTGTATTTCGAGGCTTCGATAGATGTTCTTGAAGCGGTAAGCACATTTCTTTGATAATCGCTTGAGTTCTTCAGGTCTTCACCATAAAGCGGCCCACCTTGATTTTCCGCAGCTGCCGCATCTTTAGATGCTTGACCAAAAGCAGGGCCGCTCGCCAAAATAGGCTCGGGAGCAGGCGCGGTATTAGGTTCAGCCACAACCGGCGCAACCGGCGTGACCTTTGGTGGCGCGACAGAGGTTGGCACGCCCGCTGTTCCGCGCGGATTAACAGTTTCGGCTGCCGCCCCGGCAGGCCCCCCAATAATTGGCGGACGCTGATCAGGGGGAAGTGCTCTATACTCTTGTGCAGATATCCAACCTTTGCCATCTGCCCGCATGTACCGGACGTTCCCTTGAGGATCGATAAAGATGCCCTTGCGAGCGTTATCTAGCATCGCTCCAGCGGTCTGAGCCTGCGCCAGGCCCGTGTTGGCCTCCGTGTTGCCGATCCCGGCCTGCTGGACCTGCTGCTTGCCATATTCTTCAGCGCCCGCCCCGACGCCCTGCAGGACGGCCGAGCCGAGGTAGCGGCTGTTGCTGGACGCCATCTTGCCGAGGCCGGACAGGAGCGGGATGAGCCAGCCCTTGTTGTCCTCAAACTTCTTGGCGAGGCCCTTAGTCGGCGGCCCCTGATTGTAAGACGGAGCGGCTCCAAGGCCGGGCTGCGGCCCTGCACCATTCTGTGCGACCTGATCGGGTGCTGCGCGAGAGATAGCGCCAAGGCCCCCCTGACCAGTGTGCGCCGAGTCAGGCGCGTAGCCGAACTTGTTCATGGTTTTTAACCACGGCGTCAGGCCCTGCTTGGCCATCTGCTGAACACCGAAGCGTGTGGACGCCTCATAAGTCGTTGGGTCGCGAGCATCCAAACCTGTCTGCTTGGTGAACTCATCGCCTAGGCCGGGGCGTGGGTATTTGCTGGACGTGTCCCCGTAATGCAGTTGCAGCGGGCCGCCGGAAGATCCGTCGTCTCCGACGTACTTGCTTCCGTTGCCGTATTCGCCGCGGATCACATTGGTGACGACACGCGGGTCGAGGCCCTGATTCCTTGCTTCGTCGGCCGCGATCGCCGCGACTTCCGCGAAAGTCGGGTTGCGGGGTTTCTGATCCTCAATTTGCTGGCTTGTCTCCGCCGCGCCCAGATCGGGCATCCCACCAGCCGCCAGCCCTTGCCGCACGCTGCCGCCGCGGCGCACGCCAAAAGGCGCTCCCAACGCTATGAGCCAAGCGGGCATGCTGCTCGCCGCAGCGCCAGCGCCTGCCGCCTCCGCGCCTGCTCCGAGGCCTCCGAGCGTCGCGCCGCTCAATTCCAGAGGTGCTCCGGCAGCGCCTGCGCCGCCGAGGCCGCTGAGGAAGCTGCCAGCGCCCTTGAGGCCAGTGCCGATCGTCGCGATGTCTTTGACGCCACCAGCAAGTTGCCCGAGGCCGCTTTGTTGGCCGCCGCCACCCGGCGCGCCGCTTGCCGGGTGGAGCGATGCGTGGCTCTGGTCGTTCGGGATGTTGAGAGACTTCGGCACAAGGCCCGGCTTGACGGCAGGGTCGTTGTACGGGTCTGAATCGTCGACCGCGCCGCCGTCGGCATACCCAACGAGGCCACCCCGAGCATTCGATGCGGCGGCAGTCTTTTTGTTCCACCAGTCCTTCGCATCTCCAAGATTCGTCCCGGCAGTCTTCAGATTGGTCACAATGTCGTTACCGCTTCCGACCGCCTGCGATATTTGAGACAATTCTGGCGTCAACGCCTTGGGAGGCGTCATCGGCTGCATCAAGGATCGAGCCCGGTTTGACGTGCCGGCGCTCAGCGCGGCTGCAAGGCCGGAATTGACGCTCTGCGAGCCGGGCATACCGAAGATGGAAAGGCCCGGCGCGCCGCCTTCCGCGAAGCCCTCGCCCATATTCTGCGGGTCTACAGCGCCACCCTGATGGGCCAGGCCTCCCCCGTAAAAATGTCCTCGCTTGGCGGCGTCTTTGGTGGCTGCGTCATAGTCGACGGTCTTATAGCCACCGGCCAGACCAACTGCATCCGGGTGATGATGCTCCACATTCTGCGCAGAAAGCCCGATCTGTGTGTGGGGCGATCCCTTGTAGCGAAATTTGATGATCTTCTGGCCATCGTAGGTTTCTCCGATCGGCTGTACGTCATCTTTCAGCCGCTCATCCGAGAAAAACGGCGCTGGCTGCGTAGTGCTGGTCGTCGAGCCGGACAGTGCGCCAGTTCCTTCCGCAATATTCGCGAGGAACTGCGCCGTCTGGAATGGGTAGCCTTGCTGCTGCAGGAACTGGTTGTAGAGCGCGGACTTGCCGGCCTGCTCCGTCTGCTGGCCAACCTGACCCGCCGCAAGCTGGGATTGCGCGCCCTGAAGGCCGGCCGTCTGCGCGCCCGTGCCAAGGCCCGCAATGGTGCTTGCACCCTGCTGCTGCCGCGCGAGGTTCGCCTGCTGCTGCGACAGGTCAAAGCCCTGCTGCTGCTGAGCAGCGCCGAGGCCACTGGTGTAAGCCTGACTGTAAAGCGGATTGATGGCATTGGCGAAGGCAAGGCTTTGCTGACCAGCCAGATTTGCCGCAGCGATCCCTGATCGGTCGCCACCAAATGCGCCATTCTTGATCGCATTGCCGGTCTGGCCGCTCATTTCCGCCTGCTGCTGCTGGTTCAGCAATTGCGCGGCGGGGTTCACGACTGATTGAACAAATGGGTTCGCGTACTGGCCAATGTCCTGATTGCTCAGTTTGCCGACGTTAGTTGCGCCAGACCCTTGCAAAGCCATATTCGTCGCAGCGCCAAAGTAAGGCTGCGCAGCCGTCGCGTAATTGTTTGTATTTGCAACGCCAAATTGCTGCGTAGGCGTTAACGGGGCGACAAAGTCTGATGCATTGGTGCTGTACTGCTGGAACGGTGTTTGCGCGACCTGCTGGGCGTTCTCATTCACGCTGTTATAACGCGCCAGCACTTCAGGCGGAATCTGAACGCTTTGCGTTGAGTTCGACGTTTTACCGCCGCCCCCGCCATAAAACTCGTGAGCGACGAACGAAGGCGCACGCTTCAGGCGGAAGTCCTCGTCTTCAACGAAGATGGCACGATGAGAGACGAGGTTGATCATTCTAATGCTCCGCCGTCGAGTGGCCGGTTTCGCCGCCAACGATCCAGTATGCGCCGCTCGGCTTCCCAAATTGGCGCTCGTAAAGTCTGACCTTCGATTCCGTGCGTTGCGAACTCAAAATGCCGATCACCAACGGCAACTCAAGCAGGTTGGCGGCGTGTTTGGCGAACTCGCATAATTTACGAGCGCGGCCGCCCTTGGCGCTGCGATAGTCGGGATGCACGAAAATGGCCCTTTCGACTAGGCTCGGGTCATCTGAATACCATAGGCTTTCGGTTTTCAAAAGTATCGCCGCTTCCAGCTGCTTGCCTTGTTCGCCAATAATGCCGACAAGACCATGATTGCGCGTCAATCCGGCCCATATCTCGGCCAGAAGCTTCATCGGATTTGGGTTTGTCAGCCCGTTTTCTTCGCAGGCGGCCAAAGCCAACTCCATCATGCCGTCGACATCTTTGTCATTGCCGATGCGGACTGTTACGGTTTCCATGTTTCCCCCTAATCGCGCTTCGGACCCGGAAGGGCCTTCAGCGTCTTCACCAGATTCTTCCGCGTACGCACGACAAAATCATCAAGCCACGCATGGCCGGCGTCCAGGTCACCATCGCCAGCGTAGGCGACTTCATGCGGGGCCAGAACATACTCGCCGCCAGCCGCCACGATCGGCACGGGGGCGTCAGCAGAGCCCCCAGCAGCCTTATGGGGCATATTCGCCCCATAAGGTCCCGAATTACCCCCATAAGGCATCCCTGCGGCCCCGTAGGGTGCGCCGCTGAACATGCGGCGGACGTGCCTGAACCCGGCAAGCGTGTTTCCCTCGCCGAACGAGGAGACGATGTCTGCCGGCAGGACGTAGGATCCGCTGGGAACTTGCATGGGCAAATGATCTGTGCGGCCGGCCACGCCGCTGTGGATGGGTCCAGTGTGGAGTTTAGGGCCTCGAGGCGCGCGAAAGCCGCCACCGATTGCCTTGCTGTGGCGAGCCGTATTGAGCGCGGCCGCGATCGCCTGCTTGCGCGGATGGCCAGCCTTCTCCATCTCGGCAATATTATGTCCGATGTCGGCTTCGCTCTTTCCCTTCACAAGCGGCATGGCGGCCTCACGAATAGCTGACGGAGATTGTCTGACCCGCACCGGGCACGACGACAATCCCGTTCGAAACAGGGAAATTGATGACGAAGACGCCCGCAGTTTGCGGGATCGTGTAGATAGCGTTGGTCGTCAGACTAGCCAGATTGGCATCGTAGATGATCCCGTCTCCGCTGCCCTTTACGACGACGCTGACACTCGCCAGCCGGCCGCTGCCGGCCTTGACCAGCGTTGCCGATGTAATCGCGTTCGAGCTAAGCGAACCCTGAACATTGAGGTACGTCTGCGCAAGGTTGCTGATCGCCAGGACGGCGTTGCGCGTGGTTGTGAGGATGTCGTCCAAGCCTGCCATCAGAATTTCCCGTCGCCCTGGAAGCGATACCTGATATTGCCGATCCGCCAAAAGCTGCCGATATCGCTGCTGCTGATCTTGATCTGCACCAGACGTCCCCGCAGCCGCGGCGTGATGTATGTCGTCGCATCAGTCAGCGCGAAAGGACCGGACACCAGCGGCGTCTGCCCCGGATAGTCCACATAATTGATTTGCATGCTGACAGTCGCGCCCTGCGAGCCGCCATAATATCCCCACTTCATGTCAGGCCAGACCTGATCAATAAAGGTCTTCAAGTCGCCTTCCTGCAGAGTGAAATAGCCCGTGGTGAAGGTGCTGTTCATCGCCTGACCGTCTGCGTCCGGCGACGTCTCGTGCTGGTAAATGTAGCTTGGGTCGGAGCCAATTGGCGGGCCCATAACGGATTCATTGATCCACGCCGTGCGGGACAGGAAGCCAAAATCCCACGACTGAAGATTGGTGTTGTATTTGACGTAATTGGTGATCTCACCGCCGCCAGAAAGCGTCGGGTAATACCACGTCACTTCACCGAAACGTGAGTTTGGCGCGACGCGGATCTTGTCGAGCGACGTCAGGTCGATGTCCTGGAAGATCACGTCCCAGACGGGGCACATGACAGGCGTCACGCCATCGCCAGCATATTTGAAGAACTGCGACTGGCCCATCCAGTACGTCACGCCGTTCAGGCTCGCGGCTGCGCGCTTGGCGATCATACCGCAGCCCGTGCCAATTTCATTGAAACTGTAAACGTAAGGCTGGCTGACATATTGCATTGACCACAGGCCGAGGTCCGTCCAGATCAGGCACTGCTGCGGAGCCTGAATGCCACCGACAATCCGGCTGCCCTTTGGCAGGCGGTAGCTGCCGGCCTGATTGGTGATCGACCCAACCCATTGTCCGTAATCGTTGATGTCGCACCAGCGAACCAGCAGTGGGTCAGGAATGCCGGTGAAAGTCGATCCAAGGGCTATGATCTGCCGCTGCGGCATGGCCACGAAGCAGCTATCATTGACAGTCGGAGCGCCCGCGATAATCGTGGCGATTGATGGGATCGACGGCTCGGCGGTCGGGAACCATTGGTAAATTGGAGAAAAAGGAACGCCGGTCGGATTGTCGATCGTGATCGTGCCATAAGTCGCCAGAACGCCTTGCCAATAAATGGCCGCAGCACTGTTGTTCTGCCACGCGAGGGCAGTCCCTAAATTGTTGGTGAACGTCAGGAGGGGGCCGGTGATTGGCGCTGTCGTCGAGTTAAGATAACTGACTGACCCGGCCGACGATGTTGTGACGGTGTAGATGCCATTGTAGCCAGCCGGGATTACGTTTGCGACAACAATTTGGCTGCCGGCAGGAAGTATGACAGACCCGCTGTAAGTGAGCGTTGCAGTCGTGCCATTGCCACTGCCGCCGCTGATCAACAAGATGGCTTCAGATGGCGACGTCGGATTTGCGATGAGGATCTCGCCCCAATTGTCGAGCGACCATGATGTCGCGCCAATGGGCGTGCCTGTAGTGGCGACGATCGGGCTGCCAACGCCATATCCACCAATGCCGTAGCCGCCGACGCCGTAGCCTGTGGCAGCGATCGCGGGGCCAAATCCGACGCTGTACAGGAACGCAACCTTGCCAAAGTTCTCGGGCAGCGTCGCGTTGGATTGCGCCGCCTGTGAAGCATTAATCGTGAACGTATATCCGTTCGGGACTGACTGAACGATGTAATTGCCGTAGAGCGTGATGGACCCGACCGTAGTCGAAACAAGCATGGGGAACGTGTCGCCCACGGAATATCCATGCTCATACAATGTGACCGTGACAATTCCGCTTGAGCTGGTCGTCGTGAAGTACGGGACAATTCCGTTATTTGTCGGAACGCCGCCACTCGACCACGTACTGGTGGCGGCCGCATTGACGAAGCTGACGCTTGTCGCGCTGGATGCCGTGACCGTGAACGTGCCGTTCCAGTTCGACGGCAAGACGCCAGTGACGGTAACCTTGCTACCGACCGGGAAAGTGTAGTTCGGGCTGCTCCATGTCAGTGTTTCGGTGCCGGTGGAGAGTGAGCCGCCCGTGATGGCGATGGCCGGCGCTGTTGAAATAACGGCCGGTGAACTGACGCCTAATCGGTCAACCGCAGATATGCTGTAGGATGTTGACCCAGCATTCGCGTAGACCGGATAAAGCCCACTAATTACAAGGCCGCCGACCGCCACCGGGACTGCGATGTAGACGCTGTCATATGGCGTGATGTTGGTGGCCACGGCATCCGTAATCGTGATGATCGGGCTGCCGGCGGTCGCCGAGAAGCTTGGCGTGACATTGCTGGTGATTGTGCGTGGCGTGATGTCGGTCAGTGATGTGCCGACTGTCAGACCGCTCGACGTCGGCAGGCCCTGCATGACAGCAAGCTGTGACTGCAGGTTAGACGCCTGCAGGTCAGTGCCTGCCGCTAGCCACTTGTTCGCGTCGGTGTCTTCCCACGCCCACAGGGCGCGGACAGTCGCGACCATTTGCGAGGCGTAGAACTTTGTCCAGCCGCCAAGCTTCTGGATCAGCCCAATGCCATTCCGATCCGGTATGAAGCGGATCAGGTTCGATTCAGAAATGCCCGCCTCGTTCAGAGCGGGCGTTTCGTTCTGATCGATGCCTGGCTTTAACTTGACTGAAGCGTGGGGCAATTCATTCTCCGCTCACGCGATGGAGGACCAAGACCAGACTGTGGGGTAGTTGGTAGTGGTGTAATATGCTGTGATCGTCGCCAACGGGTCCAGAATGAACTGGCGTGAAACAGTAGGGACATCCATTGCGTATGATGTGCCCCCCGGCACATATGTGATGTAAACAGCTGACAACGAGCCGGTTCCTGGACCAATTGTTACACATACCCTTTGGCCCTGATAATTAGTGAAAGCCTGAGCATTGGCTGTTGTAAATGGGGGCGTCGTGACAGTTGAAGCATTCAACCCAACAACCTGAACGCCAACACTATACGTCGGATCATTGATAATGAACGTGCCGGCAGGCGTCGCGCTTCCAAGTGCTATATTCGGGCTCATAATGATATTTCTAGCGCCGGCTGTCGCCACAACGCCATTGCCTGCCCCCGAGACAGACGAGCAGAAATTCCATTGGCCGCCCAGCCAAAGATTATCATGGACCTTCAGCGCGACGCCGTTAATTGCAAGCGTGGACGCTGAATTTTCCATATCCATGCTGATGAAGACGTTGCCGTACGTCTCCTTGTTTGAAATATTTGTGATCTGCATGCTATAAGATTGGCCGCTGCATGAGCCATAGAAGGTACTAAAAACAGCACCCCGCACATTCAGCCCGCAATACCCCCCAGTCCCATACCCAGGGCGATATGTATTGGCGATAAACCTACAAATTCCGTTTGTGATGAAGTTAACCTCAACAGCTGTCGCGCCCGTATTTGAAGTTGAGTTCGCATTCGAAACCCAAACATCAAAAATTGGCTCATTGATGGAGTCGCTCCCATCAAGATTGCCTACTTGGTAAACAACATCCGGGCGATCGCCCCGAAATCCAATTCCGCGCATTTCAAAATAAGTGTTATACGAAAGATTGGTGATATCTCCACCGCTTGTATAGCTGCCTGTGGCAGAAGAGTTGATGAAGCTGACGCTTGTAGTCGTTGATGCGGTTACAACAAAAGTCCCATTCCAATTGGAAGGGACAACAGTTGTGACAATCACTTCACTGCCAACCGCGAACGTATAAAATGGGCTCGACCAATTGAGAGTAATCGTAGAACCTACTTTTGTCCCACTCGTAACTGCAGAAATATGTCCAGCGGCTGGGACGTTGATAAGAACTTGGGGGCTGACCGAAACGGCCGTCACATCAATCACGGAACGCTGAACACCGTCCCCAAATACCGAAAGACCTTTATTCTGAACCTTTGCCTGATTCAGAAGCCAATTCAATCGAGTTGATCCGGTGACGATATAATCGCCTGTGCCGGCCGGTAAATACATAGGCGTGCCGGTTGTAAGCCCATACGTAATCCACGCCAGAATGGCCGCAGTATCATTCGTAACACCGTCACCGACAGCGCCGAAATCTTGCGCGTTCGCGACCTCGCCAAATCGTGCGGCGAGCGTGCGGGTCGTCGTGCTGCCGCTCGCCAGAACATTCAGCGCGCTGATGTTGCCCGTCGAGGAGGCCGTGCCGCCGTTCACGACGGGCAGGATTGCAGCTGTGTTCGAGAATGATGTGATGTTCGGGGCGTCCAGCGCCACGCTGCCAGAGCCGACCCCGTTAAGCGCAGTCGTGATCTGGCTGAAGTTCGTGTCGAGGTACGACGCCGGGACAGTGCCCGTCTGCGTTCCGAACGTATAAGTGAGGGTGATCGGAAGCGACATGGGTTAACCTCTCGTCGGGCTGGCGACGGAAGAAGGAGACTGCGAAGACCAAGCAGATGCCTCGAACTTCTTCCTAGCCTCTTCTACTGACGCGCTCTTCAACAACACTTGATATTGCGATTCGTAAGACACAGCCATCGAAGGGTCATCGTTTTGACGCCCGAAATTACGTTGGAATGCCGAAATGTAGATCATCGATGCCATCATCATCAACTCAGGCAGATACAGGCTGATGAACGTCGTGGTGTTGTTCGCCGACAGGCTGTTCGGCCGATACGTTCCGACAATCTCGACCGGGTAATCCTGATCAGGCACGGGGCCGACCAGGAACAGAGTGTCGTTGAACGCGACGAAGTAACGCGGCATGGCCCGATTAGCCACGGCGCTGCTGCCAAACACGGCGTCGAGGTATTCTTTGGTCGTTGGCAGGCACGGATTACGGGTCAGGCCGCTGTCGGTCAGGATGTTGATCTGCTCGCTGACCACAAACGTGCCGCTGCCGTCAGCTAGATTCGTCGGGATTGTCAGCGATCGATTGCCGGCAGTCAGCGAATACCCCGTCAGTGCCGTTGACGTGAACATGAAATCGAGGTCGCGGTAGATGCGGTTCTCGCTGTAGGTAATCATCAAAGGAAGTATTTCGACGAAATTGGCGTCAGCGGGGTCCACGACAGCCATGGTGGCCACCTGATTGACATACTGGCTGTAGGTAAGTCCGGTTGTCATCGTGAGCCGCCCATCAATATTCCCAAAAGTCTAGTGGTTTTTGCACCAAAAGTAAATCAATAGTGAATGCCCTTGTAGGCGTCCACCCATATTTCCGGTTGGTCGAGGAGCCACGGCCTGTAAGGAACTTCAAACCTCGCCAGGATCCTGACGCCCATGCGGTATGCATCCGTCGCATTCTTGGAGATGTCGACGCATGTGTCGGAGTCGTAATGCGCCAGCGGAGCCCCCTGCAGGCGGCCGCCATAGGCCTCTCCTTCATAATGCTCGATGCCGCGCAGCAAATATTGCAGGTTATCCCCTTCGTAGACTTGAGCCACGTAGAACACGCCGCGCGCCCTTCTGGCTTTGTCCCAGTGGAGCACAAAGCACAATCGGCTCCCATCAACACGGATATTGTCAACCGTCACATTCCGAAAAACAGGCGCAAGATGCGCCTCAATCGATTGCCCCGCAGTAAACACGACATACAGGCCCACCACGATCCGCAAAGCCCACCTCATCCAGTGGATTTCTTGTGCGGCCGCCTCTTTGACATATGATGGCATCATGGTGGAGAACGTCTTTGCATGGACCACGACTGAAATACTCCGAGGAAGAACCCAACAAACGCCACGCCAATGATGCCCGTGATAAATCCGCTGAAGCCGATGACGGCGTCCAGCGGAACGAAACTTCCCAACGTCGGTTTGAAGACCGCATTGGTAAGCGGCGTCAGATATAGGGAACAGATCGCCCCGACAGTCACGCTGACGGCGGACTGACGGACCGGCAACTCAAGAGCCATAGCCTTAACCGCCCCACCCAGCCCCCCAGCTAAAGCGTCGGTCAATTGGGTTGTTGTAAAAGGCCAATCCATTCCGTATCTCCATGGGGATCAATACCCTTATGTTGTTAATATGATATGGCGCGTCACCGCCCCTTTACTGACGATACAGCGCCCCGCAAAAGCTCATCAACCGTCGCATTCTTGTCGGCCGAGCCCTTCGACGAGCCGAGCCAGTAATTCACAACCTGGCCAAAGGCCGCCGTCAGCGCGCCGAACAGCACCATGGCCAATTGGCTATCAGGGACTGCGCGAAACAGCAGCGCAAACACCAGACCGAGAAACCCAATAACAATGATGGTCGAGATCACGATGGGAGCATACGCAATGCTGGAGCCCATCTTGGCGTACTCGAGTTGCTTCGAGCGAGCGTCAGCAATGTCGTCAAGGTACGCCTTCTCGGCAGTCTTGAAAGCGGCGGCGTGGTCCGCCTCAATCTGTTGCACTGTCGCGGCGGCTTCAGGCTGCGCCAGCGCCCCGCCAACGTCTGTTGGCGTAGGCGGGACGCCCAGCGCCTGCCCCAACGTAGCGCCGATGGCCGGCCCAAGCACCGCGCCCGCGGGGCCGCCAATAAGGCCGCCTAAAACGGTGCCCCCAACCTGTGTAAGCGGCCCGACAAGAACTGACCAATCCATCAAACCACTCCGTTGGCTTCTGTGTCCATGGCTTCCGCACGCTGCTGGTGCTGCATAGCCTTGATGACGAGAACGACGCACATGCCGACCAGTGCGGCAATCATGATGAAAGCGATCACTTTGCCGGTGTGGCCGGCCGTCGCGGCGTCTGCTGTCGTGACCGCCCCGCCGCCGCCCGAGACAACTGCAACCTTTGCGGTTTTTGTCGCTTTTGTCTTGGATGCGCCCGCCTCAACACCCAACGTCTGGATTGTGGTGTTAGGATGTAGGCTCAGAGCCTTGCTGGCCATGACGATAGCTTTAGCCTCGCAGGCGCTGACACGCGCCGCCCAGCCCTTCCCAAACTGGCTCCATGCCCGCAGTCCGTGCATGAATGAAAGTCGCCGCGTGCAGATCGTCCGGATCTGCTCGAGAGGCTGCTGGCTGGCGGCTCTTGCGTCAACATACCATTGCCGGGCCTTGCCGGAGCCGGAATTGACCGATACGTCAAAGGATACAAGGTCAACGCCCATCGGCATGGCGTCGCCGCCGATCGTGTCCCAATACTCTGTCTTGAAAATTGCGTCCGCCTGCTCCATTGTCAGGTTCGCAATATCAAGGTTGGGGTGTGAATTGGCCGCGATGCCGTATTTCGTGCCCTTCAACTGACCGGAACCGACCTTGCCGCCCGTCCAATTGCCGGGGTCAGATCGGATATTCGAGAAGCCGCCCTCGTATTTTCGGACGAATGCTCGACAATCTGGGTAATTCGTTTGCATTTGTTTCCCCTTAGCGCCAGCCGGGAAGGGGACACGCGCGGCCCGGCTGGCATCCCCGCACGTGTTCCTGCTACGTGACTCTGATCATCAAGACCGATCCATTGCGATAAAGACCGCCGACCGGCACGCCGCCGGCAGCTGCGGCTGCATCGTTGACGTAATTCCCCTGCGGAGAGACGACATACGTCTTGATCTGCGCCGTCGTCACTTTGACGGACACGCCAGACTGGACGCATTCCAACTGTTCCGATCCAGCGAGGCCAATAGCAGCGCCGAGGTTGGGTATTTGAATAACCGACACGAAGAGCTCCTACGTCGATGGCCCTGTTGATGGGACTGTCGTATTTTCATAAGGCAACCCAGGCCCATTAATTTCAAGTTCGGTCGGAACCGCCACGCTCGTGCCAGGCAGTGTGTTGAGGCCGAAATAAGGTTCGCCCGTCTGTTGCGCGACGCGCACCTTGTTTGCCTGCGTAATGCGCGTGTCGCCTCCGATGATCGGGATGCCCGTCACGGGGTCGATCGTGTTCTGGCCGGACGTGACGCGGTTCATGTTTTCGGCTGCGACGAAGTCTTGAACGCGCGGATTGCTGATCGGAACAGGGTCTGCGGGGAGCGTTATGGCGCGCAGCTGGTCCTGGGGCCTGTCGTAGCAGGTGCCGCAAACGAGCAGTTGAATGTTCTGAAGCGTCGAGCCACGCCAGTCGTACTGGAATTTCAAATCAACATGGTTGAATCTGAAGCCACAGCGATCGCAAATTCCGTGCGCCTGCGGATTGCTGGGCGACGTTCTGGCGCGACCTGATAGTGACGAAAAGCCCATGATTATGGCCTGTAGTAGGACGAGATGGACGGCGAAATGTAGTATTGGGACGTCTCAATGTTCTGAGACGCCGCTATCTGATACGCCTCATCGGCCGCACCCTTCAGCAATTGCACCTTGTCGGGAGCCCAAATCATCGCGAGACGCAGCGCCAGCCCGAGCGAGAACGCCTCAAGGAAATAGGACGGAAGCTCGACCTGCTGACCGTTCTGGAGGTTGGCGTCCTGAATTTGGCGAACGCGATAATAGGAAAAGCTGACCTGCGTCCCGTCAGGAACAGGCCACAGCGTCACGGTGGGCGACAACAGCCGATCAAACCAGAAGACGGTCGGCCGGCCCTGCTGCGTTTTATTGGGGTAGGACGCATATTCAGTGCGGCTGATCGGCAGCATGATCAGGTTCTGCGCGGCGTTTCCCGTGCCGACCGTGACGTAGGCGTCGAGCATCACGATGGTGTTGGAGTCAACCGTGTAGGTAGAAGTACCTTGCACTAGTGGGACCGTAATGAGGTCAACGGCCCACAAATTGACTCCTTGGCTCGACCATCGGCCAAGCATGAGATTCGACGCCATACGCGCCGATTCCATGTGCTCTTGCAAAATTGAAGTATTGCGGATGCCGATCAAATTAAAGGCATAAAGAGTCATTTCCCCGAGACCGGGGGCTCCACCAGTGGCTATTGAGCCAAAGTTATACGTTCCACTGGTGGACATTCTCGCATTCCTTACTTAGCGGCCTGCGGGAGTTCGACTACATTTGCCGCCGCGTCTTCTTCAGCCTTGGCGGCCGCCTGAATCATCTTTGAAAAATGCAACCCTGCTTCCGCAGCCTCAAGACCAGCCGCTTTGACGGCGACGTTGATGAGGTTGATGAGAACCTGCGCTTCGTCCTTGGTCAGGTCAATTTTCATGTCTGATCGTCCTTTTCCATCAAAAAACAGCATCGGCCAGAAGCGCCAGAGCGGCTATGAGCGCGAGGCGGATCATTTAGCCTCAAAGCCGATTGGCTTGATGGCTTCCTGCGCCTTGGCGAGAGCCTGCTGCTGCTCCCATGCGAGCGTGTCGGCCTCGACCTTGCGGACGATTTCATTCAGCATGTCAGCGAGGCATTCACCGAGCTTGCGCGGGCGCTGGAAGGACTCAGTGACCGTGATAACCTTGGTCTGCGCCGGGTCAGCCTCGGTCGGGTCTGGCACGGTTTGCTGGACCTCGCGCGTGTCGGTGTAAGCTGCTGCGGTCGCGAGCATACGCGCAAAGTGGCGCTGTATGTTTTCTTCACTGGTGGAGAACTCTTTGAACTGTTCGCCGGTTGCGTCGGTGGAGATAGTGAAGCGAATAAAGGCCATGATGATTATCCCGCTTTCCAGTTTGTACCGTCAGAAAAGACGGGGTACGGGACTGCCCCGCCACCTACGATAGTTGAACCGCTGACTGGTCCAAGTGCATCGGTAACAAATGCCCGCGCGCCCTTGCCAGCCGTGGCGGCGGACGGGAGATTGGCGACGGTTACTGGGTCGAAGTTAATAACGCCGCCCGTCGTCCCATTCGTCGAAACTTTCAGAATACCCGCAGAAGCGCGAGAGAGTATAGTATCACTAGCTGCGAACACATTTCCAGCATTCCAACCAATCTGCGCAGAGAACCGCGTTGCTCCTGTTGCATTATCAACAAGAAGCCCGTTCCCCGCAAGAATGGTGGTCCCCGTGAATGTCCAAGCATTAGTTGTCGTAAATCCCCAATCTACAATATTAGACGCAACGCCATTGACCTTTTTCTGTATCTGGAACGCCCCGCTCGCACTCACGCCACCCGCCAGCACAATCGTCGAAGTCGGGCCGGTGGTCGCTGCGCCAGTGGAGGATTGGAACTGTAGGGTCTGCGCGACTGCGGAGGATGCGTCGGCAGGTCCGAATTGGAATGAAGCTGCCGATGACCCACGACCAAAATATGTGTCAAGTGTGCCATTATTTGAGTTTATAGATGCCCATGCAATCGAACTTGCACTGGCTAAGACAAGCGAACCGAGATTAGCTTGTTGCAATTTCCAATAGCCACCAACCACATCAACGACTGTGCCAGTTAAGAGCGTCGTCCCCGTCACCGCCAGCGCATTGCTGCCAATCGTCGCCCCGCCAAGGGCGAGGGTCGCGGCTTGCAGGCCGCCAGCAATCGAGCCCTGCGCGCCAGTGCCGACGCCGATAATGCCTGCGGAGATGCGGGAGAAGGCGGTGTCAGCCAACGATCCGATACTAACCGATCCTGTACTTGCCCATCCAAAAACACCAGCATTCCAAGTTACCGTTTGAAACGAAGTCGTTACGGCTAACGAACTATAAAATGTGGACGCTCCGTTCGTTGTAAATTGCGATCCAACGTATGTTGTACCGTCCGAGTAAACTTTGAATTTCGTCGTGCCTCCAAGCTGAAAATCTAAAAAATTCGACGCTACGTTGCTCGCCGTATTCGTGACGTTCAGCTTCCAAGCCGTAAACGTGGTGCCTGCGTTGTTCCATGTCTGCGTGGCGCTCAATACCGGAAAGCTGGAGGTCTGCGTCGCGCCGGTCAGGGTTAGAGCGGAGGAGCCGACTGCTTCGGTGATGACAACAGGCGCACCCAGCGTAGGAGACGCACTCATAAATGTCTTCAGCTGCGCGGCGGTCACCTTCACAGGCCCGACCCCGACCGTCTGCACGTCGGGGAACAAGTCGCCGGCCGCTACTGCAGCGCCGCCAGCAAGCCCTGAAATTGATGTATTGGCCATTGATCAGCTTTCCAAAAGAAGGATTGAGGTATTATCCTCAAGCAGCAAAAAGCTCACATTGTCTTCCAGCAGGATGCCGTTTGTCACGGTCGCCGCAGAATTGTTATTCAACCCCGCCCCACCATCCAGACCAACATGCCAGTAAAGGCCGGTCCCATTGGTTAGGCCCGTCGTGGTGTCGGTCAATCCTGACATACGCGCCTCTAGGAGTTAGGCCCGTATCACGCCGGGCCATTGCTGGCTTGCAGGTAGGAAGCAGTCACATTCCCGGTGCGGCTCTCACTATTCAAAAGAACTCGCGACAGAACCGGCACGTACGCATAATTGCCCTGCACACTGGTCGTCGCGCTGACCAGATTGGTGTCAGCGTGGTTGATCCACGTCACATTCGCCGGCGTTACAGGCAACGTCGGGCTGTTCGGATTATCAAGCGTCTGTTGGACCGTGTAATTGACTGTCCCAGACACCGTGCATTGGATCGACGTCGGAGCCGGAGCCCACATATCAAACTCAACCCACGGGGAAGACGCGACGCCATTCGTGCCGATCGACACGTTGCCTGCCAGGGCTGCCGAAACAGTCACACGGTAAACCGTCAGATAATCCAAAACGCTGTAGGTCGTCGTGTTGTTGACGCCCGTAATCGTCTCGCTGATCAGATCGCCGGCCCAGTTGGTGCCGTAAAGCGTGATCGTGTTGGCCGTCTCGTCGGCAGTCGTGGTCAGCAGGACGCGGCGAGCGGTATCGAGCGTTGCCTTGGTGTAACTGCCGACCGTCACGTTCGCCGCGATCGATCCGGACGGCGTAATCGAGATGATCTTCCAGTACGTTTTTGCGCTCGATACGGACTGTGCGTTGGTCAGCGTCACTGTCTCGGTGACAGACGTCCCGTTGCCGTCAACGCCGACAATCGTCGCAGTCAGCGCATGGTCATCGCCCGAAGACGTGATGTAAATATACGAAGTTGACTGTAAATACGCCACGCCGCCAGACGCCTGCGTGCCGTTGATGGTGAACGCAGCCGCTACCGGAGCCTGGCTGGCGCAGACGCTCGTCGAAATAACGTCAGACGCAGCCCCAATCAACGCCAAAGAACCGGCAGCGTAGGGGCGCTGCGCGGTTGCAATCTTGGTGGCTGTGGCCGTTGCGAGTGGGCCGACAGAAACAACTACCTTGCGCATATCTGCTCCTTCAACACATCATAGAAGGCAGCACGCGCCAGCGTTAGCCCATGTCTTTCTCGGTCGAGTGGCCCTTAGGACGTTCGCCCTTGGCGGCAGCACTGAACAGGTTGCTCTCACAGGAGCCGCCAGACTTTCGCGGCTTGCGGCCGGCGTGGTGCTTGGCCTCGCCGTGAACCATGCCGACATGATGCGCATGCTTCATGTTCTCCATCTTCTCGTGATGAACATGGCGGCCAGCCTTGCGAGCAATCCGGCCACCGGCCTTGCGCTCCTTGGCTTCCTTTTCGACGTTGCTGCCCTTGCCGGCATAAACCTCGGACGGGGACGGATCCTTGTCGACCACGCCACCTTCCTCACGATGCTTGCGGTGGTGGTGAGCTTTGTGACCCTTCATGGCATGCTCCTATTAAGCCTGAGTGACACCGAACAGGCCAGCGACGCTGCCAATGTTCGAGAGTTCCGGCGACTGGTAGAAGAACAGTCGCTTGGTATTGTCTGCGCCGGACTGCACCGCGTAAGTGCCGCGCACGTCGCCAGTCGTCGCCGTCGCCGGGCTGGTCGTAACCGCCGCCAGATAGCCAGTCGAGGCCGTGATCTTCGTCGCATTGTAGTCAACGCTGACATCGCCGAAGAAGTCAGACCGGATCGGGAAGCCGAACACGTCCAGCGTGTCAATCGAGTAATTGTGGGCGTCCGTGAAGGCCGGCGTCACCGACGCGATGTACTTGAACGCCTTCTTGCCCGCCACCTGCGAAGCGCCGGCCGGAGCCGCGATCGTCTCGGTCATCGGATAGCCGTAAATGTCATAGCCGGCGATCGTGATATTGCCGCCCGTCGAGGACGAGGATCCCGTCACAGCCACTGTGCGAGCGCACAAAGCCTGCGGGTTCCACGGCTGAACGTGGCCGGTGTAGCCAAACGGCAGTCGAAGGGCCGAATTGCCCGTCACCGGGCTCGAGGTCGCGCCCGTGATCGTGGTGCTGCCGACAGTCGTCGAGCCAACCACGTTATAGGTTCCAGCGCCGCCGGTCGGGCCAGTAATCTGGTTCAGCACATACGTGCCGGTCGTGACGCCAGTGCCGGCGATGACCATGCCCGGAGTTACCGTGCCGGTCAGGGCGCTGACAGTCAGCACGCCAGCCGCCACGACGCCCGTGAAACTCGCGTAGCCGTCCAGCATGATGAGGCCGCTCACCAGCGCGCCAGTGGCCGCATTGATGCAATACTGGCTGACCGCGACGCCCGTAGACGTCGAGGAGGACGACACCAGCGTCATGGCCGTGCCGCTGACGACGTTGGCCGCAGCCGCGATCGCCGCAACGCCCTTGCCGTAAGGCTGGTAGTTCAGCGTGTTGATGTTGGTGGTTCCGAGGAAGCCGGCCGCCGGCTGATTAGCGCTGGAGCCGGGGATGTAGGTAAACGGGCTGCGGGGGTCGAGGATGCCGTCGCCTGCATAAAAGAGCGACGGGCCAAGATTTTGGTTGTACTCGGAGCCAGCGTAGGGGCTCTGGCCGAAAGAGATGACCGGACCGGCGAAGGCGGTGATGGACATCAGAGGGTCTCCTTGTTAACGACAGCCAACAGAGGCCGCTCGGATGATTTGTCGGAATGCTTGTCGAGGTACTTGATGGCCGCGAGAAGGATGTTGCGGTCTTCCTTCATCTTGCCGATGGCTTGATTGCAATCGACACATAAAAGACCGCGCACAGCGCCCGTAGTGTGATTGTGGTCTACCGCGAGCGCCTTGATTTTCCCGCCCCGCATCTGTGTCTCGGGCTGGTTACAAATGGCGCACTTGTTGTCCTGCTCGGCGGCTTTCTCAGCATACTCAGCGAGGGAGATACCGAAATTCCGCAGGAGATGGGTGTTGCGCCAAAGCTCGGGGTGCGCGCGACGATGATCTCTCATATAAATTGCGTTCGTCTCGCGATCACCGCCGATACCATTGAACAGCGTAAGATTGTCATAGCGGCAATCTGATTTGTCTTTGTTTTTGAACCTAATCCGATTGTCGGGCCAAGATCCATTGACATAAAACCACGCCATTCTTGCTGTCGTCACTTCTTCCCCATCGAGAGTCATATAACGATAGGAATTTCCTTTGCTGGACGCACCCGCAATAGATCCTGCATTCACGTTCTTGGCTGGCTTGATTTTCCACACAAACGTGCCGGTGCTTGGATCATAATCCAAAGCCTCCAGAACACGTTCATGCGAGAAATTCGGCACCTTGGTTTTGCCCTTCATATCCGTCTCCATTGTTTCGGATTGAACCTTATAATGGAGAACGTATCGTTTGTAAATAGATCGTTTTCTTCTCAAAAACCTAATAAAATTAGGTAGTTGGGAAGGATCCATAGAGAGCGCGCCAGTTGTAGTACGCGAACGAAAATCTTGAGTATCCTTTGACCAAAAGATTATCTGTTACGAAGTCAACCTGCATGTCCGTCTCGAACTTGACACGCTCCATGTAGGAGAGCCCGTCGATGTTCGTGAGCAGGAACCATGCGTAGGCCGAGGTCAGGTAGTCGTTGACCATGTAGCCTTCCGGCAGACCGCCAGCGGTCATGAGGATGGCGTTGGTGTCGTTGTCGGCGGTGCCGGGGCGCAGTTCCGTCTTCAGGAGGCGGATTGCGACGGGCTCAAGCTGCGGCGGCACGATGAGCTTCCGGCCACGGGCGAAGACCTTGAGGCCGGCCTGATCGCGGAAGTTGGTGCGGATGGAGATCATGCCGTTGAGCAGGGTCGCCTCGTTCAGGTCGGCCTGAATGGCCGGCTGGTTGGCGACGGTGCCGCCGTCGATGGGATGGGAGGCGGAGCAGAGAGCCACGCCGTCGCCGCCGATCGCGCTGTTGTAGGTCTGCGCGGTGTTGAGGACGTTCGCGCCGTAGAGTTCTTCGGTCTGGTTGAAGGACTCCATGAGGCCGAGGTTCGACGGGGCGAACTGGCTCTTGTAGAGGTTGTCGTCGATGGCTTTGCGGGTGATCGCGTAGCCGAGGCCGATTTCGATGTGTTCCTGGTTGTAGACGAACCGCTCGCCGGCCGAATTGTCGAAGGAGGTCTGGCCGCCTTCTGTCTTCAGCTGGGCGTAGCCGAGGAACCGCATTTCGGCGGTGCGCTCGAGGGCCATCTTCGACGTGTGCTTCGTGAAGATCTTGTCCCACTGGCGCGGAATCTGCTCGTACTTGCCTTCGATGCCGCGAAGGCCGGGCAGGAGCAGATCTTTGATGGATGAAAGATTGACGGCCATGATCTAGGCTCCTTACGCGATGCCGGTCGGGCCAGCACCGTTGGTGCGGGTCAGAGCGTTGTTGAAGCCGACGATGACGTAGTTATACGCCCCCGTGATGAGCGTCCCGTTGGTGCCGGGCGGGTCAGCCACGATGCCGCGGACGATGAAGGGGAGAGTGACCGTGGTGTTCGGCGACTCAACGTACATGCCGCTGATGCCGGTCGAGGAATTGCCGGTGCCGACGTTCAGCTGGATGTATTCGCCGATGTTGGCGAAGCCGATGTTGGTGCCGCCAGCCTGCACGAGGAACTGCGCGTTCGGGTCGTTGATGACATAAGCGGTGACGTCATTGCCAGAAGCGACGTCGTTGCCGGGCCAGTAGTTGGACCAGACGGTGCGCTTCTGCGAGGTGGAGAGGTATTTGCAGCCGACGAAGATGCCAGCCATGGCGACCGTGGAGGCGGTGGCCTGCGCGATGTAGCCGGTCGAGAGCGGAATGACCGCATCGCCGAAATAGATCGGGGTGGAATTGTTGTAGGCGATCTGCATCTCGACCTGTTCGTAGGTCGGAGCAGAGCCGGTGCCTCGATACTGACGGAATCCCCACGGAGCGGACGTATTAGCCATAGCAATGGCTCCCTGTAACAGGAGGCCATCACCACGCGCCGGGGCGGATCAGAGCCGGGAAGAGTTAAAGCCAACTCCCGAGAGAGGCATATTCGCTTAAACTACACACATTAAATGTCTTGTCAACTCTTCCAAAACAAAGATTATATGATATACTGGCTAAATCGAATGGGGAGGTGAATATGAAGCCCGCAAAATCATTTCATGTCTCATTGGAAGAGATAAATCGGCAGCTATCTTACAATCCAGACAGTGGTGAATTGCGTTGGAAAATAAACAAGAAGGGTCCGGTTAAGGCGGGAGATCAAGCGGGGTCAATGATGGCAACGGGATACCGAGTGGTAGGGATAAATGGCAAAGAATATCTAGCGCATCGCATTGCATGGTTTATGCATTATGGAATTGATCCTGTCGAAACACAAATTGACCACGACGACATGGATAGGAGCAACAATGCAATTAAAAATCTTAGACTTGCAAATGATTCTCAAAATAGGGCTAACACGAAAGCTCGTTCGCACAATAAGATTGGCGTAAAGGGCGTAAGCCAAAAAAGAGGCAGTACAAAATTTATAGCCCGTATTACAATCAATTCTGTCGGGATACACCTTGGCGAATTTTCAACCGTTGAAGAAGCGCACGCCGCATATTGCAAAGCCGCAGAGAAAAGACATGGAGAGTTCTTCAACGCGGGATAAGCGGCCCACCCCTCGAAAGGGATGGGCCATCGCATTTAATTCGGTATCTGCACAGGCTCGTAGCCGGTCTTGATCTTGACCAGCGGCGTGTCCTTGTTGTTGCGATCGAACTCGCCCGGCTTCGCCTGACCAAGCTGTTCCTGCTTGTTCTGGATCTGCTGGCGGGCGCGGCGTTTTTCGATATTCTTGGCCTCTTCAGTGAGGTCGGCAGGGCGTTCCATCAGCACCATGCCCTTGCGCTCGATGATGGCATGCTTGTCGCCGACCGGCATCATTTCCGGGTGGCGTTCGGCCGGAACGCAATCCCAGCCCATGCGCTGAAGCTGAACCTGGTAGGCCGGATTGGGCTGCCCAAGCACGGTGTTCATCTTCCACTCGTAGGACCAGCCTTCTGGGATGATGCGCGGGTCGATGTAGAACTCATCGAGGCCCTGATCCATGTCGCCGATGTTGGCGCGCACTTCCTGCGAACGGCGGCGGGCTCGCTCCTTTGATGCTTCGGCGGCGGAGAGGGACTTGCCATACGGTGTAAGCGTCTCGCCCCCTGAAAGCGTCGGCTGCAAATCAGGCGGCACGGTCGACGATCGCTTGGCCGGCGTCGCCATCAGGGCTTCCGGCGCGCCGTAGCCACGGACTTCGGCCTTGGTTTCAGCCTCGATGCGGGCCTTTTCGCGGTTTGCGGCCCGAGCGGCGCGGGCCTTGGCAAGATTGGCGGCGCGGCCGTTGATTTCTTCAGTCATGGTGATCTCCTCAGTTCATCTTGCGGGATTCAGCCGCAATGCGAAGTTTCTGGGCGTGGTACTCTTGCGGGGTCATGTTGTTCATCTCCGCAATCTCGAGTTCAGCTTCCGACAGCCGGATGGCGCGGTTGCTGGTGGTGGTTGACGCGCGTGTCGGCGGCGCGGCAGGAGGCGGAGCACTGCGACGGGGCTGCGCCGGCGCAGCGGCTTCGGACAGCGGGTTGTCGTCTTCCTCAACGACGGCAGGGGCAACGGCACGCGCGGGCTTCTTCATGCCGAGCATTTCCTCAACGGCAGAGAAATACTCGTCCGTGTCGGCATGGAGGCCATTGTAGAGCGCTAGTTCGTGCGCATCGATCATGGCTTTATTCATACGCGGGTCCGTGGCGTAATTTGGATGCTTTCGCACCCAATTCGCGCTCCGCGGCGTCAATTGGGACGCCAAAGCCTCGACAGGGTCCGTGATGACAGGCTGCTTGGGCCTGTTTTCCATCGCGTCGCGACCCTTATCAAGCTCCTGGAGCCGGTAGGCGTTGGTCGAGATATCTTCCTGTATCGCCGCGGCCTTCTCGTACTCGCCATTCGTCATGGCGAACGCATAGGCGCTCCGCAATTGCTCGTTATTGCGCTTGACGGTGTCAATCGCGGACTTGATGAGGTGAAGTTGGGTGTCTTCAGTCTCATTCTTGGCGACAAACGCCTGTTTGGACGCCTCACGGGCGCGTGTTTCGGCCTCCAGGCGCGCCCTTTTCTCGTCCTCAAGCTGTTTTTTAAGCTCGAGAACCTCTAGCGGCGCTTCAGAAGGCGTTTCGACGACTTCCGGGGCCTGCTCGGCGGCTGGGATGACCTCGATCTCTTCGACTTCGGGCGTATTCTTCATGATTTTCTCCATCACCAGATCTCGTCAGGCTGCGGGATGCGCATCATCGTGACGTCATCGCGGATAATTTTGCACTCAACGCCCCGAATGGAGATGTTCATGCCGTCTGAGGCCCGAACGATCACCCAATCCCCGACATTGATGTCCGAAGTCTCGAACAGAGAGCCCGGTTCCGGCGAGTAGGCGTGGGGTCCGGCCTTGACGACGAGGCAGGCCTTGCCCTGGAACTTGTCTTCGTCAACATACTTGTCGGTCAGCATAATGCCGCCCGCCGTCTTCTTGGGCCGGACGTAAATCGCCAAAAGTGCGCGATTATCCATCACGTCGAAGTCGGACAGGTCGCCCAATTTGTCGATGATGTCCGTCTTCGGATCCTTGTCGTGCTGCATTTTCATGACTGGCATAGGTAGTTCCCCTTAGGTTAGTGTTCCTGCGCGAGCTTGTTGGCTTCGTCGCAAAGATCCATCGCCGTGCGCAGGCCGGCGATCTTCCCTGCGATTTCCTTGTAGTGAGCAAGGTCTGGAATTGTGATGCTATGCGTCAAGTTCTCTTTGAGTTGATCTATTGCATCTTCAATCAACCGCTTCAGCTTCTCCTCGAAATGAGATTCGTAGGTCAGCATATAGTGTTCCCTTTGATGGTAATCGGCGGGGAAACGCAGAACATTTCCCCGCCGTTGTTATCGGCCCGTGTACCAATCCGGCCCGATTACTTCTGGGTCGCCCCATAAGCCTTAATTTTGTCCAGCCGCGCCAAGCCGCCGCCGCTGCCGGTGTCGATCGGATAGCTTGTGCGTCCGCCGCGCTTGCGGCCCATCGGCAGGCCGGGCGGCATTCCCGGAGGTCCTTGCGGCGGCTGCATTGCCGGGCCAGCGCCGGGCGGCATGCTCGGCGGCTGCATCTGCGGCGGGATCGGATGTCCCATCATCTGGGGCGCGCCGGGGCCGCCCATCGCGTCGGGCTTGTGGCCGGTGGCGATAACGATATTCACGGCCGTCTTGCCGGTGCGGCCGCCGTGCTTGCGGGCGGTGCG